TGGGCCAGGATCCGGCCCCGAGGGGGTCACCCCCCACCCCGTGAACGAGCACCTGGTTAGAACGGAGGGACGTCGCCGGCCTCGTCGCGATGCTTAGGCGGCTGCGTGCTGACAAGCCCTGGATGCGGTGCGGCCGGCCGCGCCCTGGACGGCAGCGGGCCGTGGGCGGCGCGGGCCTGGATGGCTGTGCGCTTGCGGTGGTGGTAGCCGCACAGGGTGCGCAGGTTGGCGGGGCTGTGGTCCTGGGGGTCTGCGATGTGGTCGGCGTCCGTGCCCTCCCCCGTGCAGCGCTCGCCGTCCTCGATCCACGTGCACTGGTTGCCGTCGCGCTCCAGGACCTGGGCGCGCAGGGCTTTCCACCCCCGGGGGCGGGGTGTAGTGCGCCAGGCCCCGGGGGCTTCCTGCCAGTGGTCCGGGGAGGGTTCGGGCACGGTGATCACCTCCGCGGCTATGGGTGCGGCCCTCGTGCCTGGCGGGTACGAGGGCCGCGGGTGGTGGGCGCCGGGGCGCCTAAAGGGGTAGCTCGGAATCAGACCTTGCAGAAGCCAATGGACTTGAGCCTGTCGTTGATCTGCTTGCCCTGGGCCTCGGTGGTCGTGACGTCCTTGTAGGTGAAGCGCTGCGAGGCGCTCCAGTCGAGGCGCTGTGCGCCGCCATTGATGGCGCTGCACTGGTTGCGTGCGGCGCCGATGGCCTTGTCCTCGTACTTCACGATGTCCGGGTTGACGGCACCCAGGGCGTCGAGCAGCTCGGCGCGCTTGGCGCCGGTGGGCTCGGGCGGGATGCCCGCGGCCTTGGCCGCCGCGTCCTGGTCGGCGTTCTGCTTGGCCTCGTCTGCGGGCGAGACGGGGCAGGTGCGGTCCTTGTTCGCGGAGAACTCGGTCTGGCCGTCCTTCAGCCCGGTGGCGGCGGCGCCGACGTTGCCCACGGCCTTCTTGCCGTTGCCGAGTCGGTTGTCGACCTTGTCGGTGCCGCCCGTTGAGCAGTTGATCTGGACCCAGTAGCCGGCCTTGTCGGTAAGGGTGTCGGCCACGTCGTTGAAGACGGCCTCCAGGTCCTTGGTGCTGTCGACCTCGACGACGACCTGGCGGGTGTTGCCGCTGGTGTCCTTCTCGACGACGTTGTAGGCGGGCGCGTCCTTGGCGGTGTCGCTCTTGCCCTTGCCGTCATTGCTGCCGCTGGTGGCTGCGCTGATGATGCTGATGAGGACGAAGACGGCGATGACGCCGACGCAGCCGAAGCCGATGTTCCTGCCGGTGTTCTTCTTCGGTGGCAGGGGCGGGCGCTGCGGGGGCGGTGGTGGCGGTGTGCCCCATCCGGGCTGCTGCGGCTGGCTCCATGCGGGCTGTTGCGGGTGCGGCGGATGGCTCACGGGTTCCCCCCAGGGAGTGTGGTGGCTGAGGGGCCATCATGTGCCGCATGTACGGGGCGTGGTGGTGCCGTGACGGGACTGTGACGGTGTGGTGGGGCCTGCTGCCCGGGCGCTGCCCCGTACGGCGCCCCGCACGTGCGTCGTACGGCCCGGGCAGCAGGAGTTCAGTGGGCGCCGATGCCGACGAGGCGCAGGGCGCGGGACCGGGTGGTCTGTTCGGCGCGGGCGAGGTCGGCGAGGGCGTAGAGGGGGCGGCCCTGGGAGTCGAGGCCGGCGGGGGTGAGGTGGCCGCGCGCTACCCACTTGCTGATGGCGGAGCGGCTGACGGCGGCTGCGTCGGCGCTGAGGCTGCGGCGCCAGCGGGTGGCGAGGGCGGCCGCCTGGGTGCCGCTGTAGAGCCCTTCGGTCACGTGTGCCTCCTTTGCGGACGCACGACGGCCCCCGATCGGCGGCGGGGGCCGTGGTGACTGTGGGCACAGGTGTGCCGTTGGCACAAGGTTGACGCTAAGTGGCGATCTTGTCCAGCGGGAACGTTCCGGCGTTCCGGGTGGCTGCGTCGGTGAGGCGTGTTCGGGCGGTGTCGGCGATGCGAGTGGACTGCTCGATGCCGACGAAGTTGCGGCCGGAGGTGAGGGCGGCGACGCCGGTTGCGCCGGAGCCGGTGAACGGATCCAGCACGGTGCCGGCGGGGGCGCAGATCTTCACCAGCTCGGCCATGAGCTCGTCGGGCTTCTGGGTGATGTGGACGCGTTTCCTGCCGCGGGGCTGGCTGGCTGAGTACAGGCCGGGCAGGTAGACGGGGTTGCGGGCGGCGTCGACCGGGCCCTTGGTGCCCCACAGGACGTACTCGCAGGCCCGGTTGAAGCCGCCTTTGCAGGGGCGGGAGATGGGTTTGTGCCAGGGGACGATGCCGCGCCAGGTCCAGCCGGCCGCCTGCAGGGCGTCGGACGTGGCTGGCAGTTGGCGGAAGTCGGTGAAGACCAGGAGCGGGCCGGCGGGGGCGGTGATGCGGTAGCACTCGGCGAGGATCAGGGCGAGCCAGGTGGTGTAGCTGCGCTGGTCGCGGTTGTCGCCGTCGAAGTCGAGTAGCCGGTGCTGGGCGTCGCCGCCGACGTACTTGCCGCGGGCGGTGTCGGAGGTTCGGGCCGCGTTGCTCATGCCGCCGGAGTTGTAGGGCGGGTCGCAGATGACCGCGTCGACGGGCTCGGTGAGGGTCGGCAGGAGAGTGAGGGCGTCTCCTTGGTGCAGTGTCCAGGTGGGCATGGTGTTCCCTTCGGTGGGTCTCGTGCGTCTGGCTGGCGCACGAAGATCCGATGGGAACACATGTTCGTGTACGTGCCAACCGGTATCGGCTGGCCCGATGGTCAGGCGCGCCCGTCGCGGGCGGTCGTGTCCCTGGTCGTCTTGCGGTAGCCGCGTCGCCCTGCCAGTGCTGCGGTGGCTGTGGCGCCGGTCCAGCGGTTGATGCCGTCATGGGTGTCGTCGGGGGCGGGCCAGCGGCCGCGGGTGAGGTCGGCGCGGATGGTGCCGGCGGTGATGCCGATGCCGGCGGCTTCGAGGTCTCGGGCGGTGTAGAGGCGGTTCGGGTCGAGGGTGGTGGTGTCGCGGTCGATGTGGGCGCGGATGAACGCGTCGACGGCGGCCGGGTCGTACTGGACCCAGCGGCCGCGCTTCTCGGGCAGGGGTGCGGGCCAGGCGGGGTGGCGGCGCCAGGTGTTCTTGACGGTGCTCAGGGGGCGTCCGGTGCGGGCGGCGATCTCTTCGACGGTCTCGGGGCGGGGTGACCGGCGAGGGGCCGCGGGTTCTGCGCGGTCTACCATGGGTCTTCTGTCCTTATCTGTTGAGATGGGATGGATCCGACCGGCGGGGGTTTCGCGACGGCGCGTGCGCCGATGGCTTCGGCCAGGCCCTCGCCGGTCTCGTGTCTTCAGTGGATACCGCCCCCGGCTGGGTGCCGGGGGCGGTGTGGATCAGTCGGCCTGCGGCCCGTTGTGGGTCATGAGCCAGATCTCCAGGCTTTCCAGGTCCTCTTCCGCAAGGAGGAGGTTGGCTGCCACAGCGTCGGCCCGGGTGTCGTGGTACGACGCCGAGCACAGTCCGTAGAGATCGATTGCGGCCAGGAGGTAGATGCTCGCGCCGTACAGCTTGAGCATCTGGTCCTCACCCATGGGCTGATCCTGGGCCACTTCGGTGATCCGCCGGATCGCGGGGACCGCCAGGGAGGTGGGGATGTGGTGGTCGACCGGCAGGCCGATCGGCACCGGGAGCATCCCGCACACGTGGACCAGCAGGGAGTAGACCTGCGAGACGGTGAACGCCAGGGCGCCCATCACCTCGTCATTACGGTCAGCCATGTGACTGTCCTTCCACTGTTGAGTTGAGATGGATCGGAGGGTCGGGGTTCGCGGCCCCTCACCTCTTGAGTAGTACTTTACAGCATTTGAATAGTGCTTTGCAACACCCATGGGTGAGGAAAAGGCCCCCAAATCCGCACGGATCGGGGGCCGTTGGCGAGGCTAGGCGAGCTGCCATCCGGTGAGCCGGTCGTCGTCGCCAGCGTCGGCGGTCAGCCGCTTGCCGGGGAGCTCGCCGGCCGGGATACCGACGGCGCCGGCGATCTCGGCGGCCGGGTAGCGCTGGGGCTCGGCGCGCTCCTCGGGCGGGACGTCGGCGACGATCTCGGCCTGGTCGCCGATCAGCAGCAGGACGCGGACGGCTACGCGGGTGCTCATGTGGGTGTGGTCCCTTCGGTGGTGGCGGGGTGCCGCTCAGGCGGCGTCGGGCGCGTGGGTGGTCTGGTGAGTGTGCAGGACGGCGGCGGCGTGCTGCTCGTACTCCTCGGGGGTGAGGGTGTGGCCGCATGCGCGGCAGTGGATGCGCCAGTGGCCGTCGGTGCGGACGAGCGCGAACGCGTCGCACTGGGGGCAGGGGGCGGCCTGGGGGTGGTCGTGGGGCCGGTCGTGGGTGAGGTCGCGGATGCGGCGGATGAGGTTGCCGAGCTCACGGTGCATGTCGGCGACGGCCGGGAGGGCGAGGGCGTACGGGAGGTAGGCGGTGAGCCACGCGCACCAGCCGCTGATGGTCGCGCCCCGGGTGGGCCAAGCCTGTTCGCAGGGCTGCGTGTGGGCGGTGCCGTGCGGGTCTCGGGTGACGGCGGGGTACTGGTAGGCGATGTGCCCGGCCCAGGCGCCGAGGACGGCGGCGATGGGGGCGGTGCCGTCGTCGTCGGTGCCGGGGTTGGGGTCGTAGCGGCCGGGGCCGATCAGGGTGAGGACGCGGAGGTCGACCGGGGCGGGGGCATTGGCGCGGCCGGTGCCGCCGAGGCGGCCCTCGGTGGCCCGTGCGGCGGGCGCCACGAAGTACTCCAGGAGCCGGGCCTGGCGGGGCAGTTCGGCCAGCCACGCGCGGAGTTCGTCGGCGCACACGGGGCAGGCGTGCGTGCCGTCGGGGGCGTCGCGGCGGCGGCAGGCGGGGCAGACGGCGCTCATACGCGGTCGTCTCCGGTAGGGGTGGGGCCCTGCTGCAGCGCCGTACGGACGCGCTCCTGTCTCGCGCGCACGCGTGCGCCTGCGATTGCGCGCGCGGAACGCAGCCGCGTGTACGCGCGCGTGAGGGTGCTGAGGGCGGGAGTGATGCGGTATCCGCTGCTGGCGAGGTACATGTGGACGTGCTCGGCGGCCGCCATGCCGTCGAAGCGTTCGGCGGGGTCAGCGACGAGGTGGTAGCCGTCGAGGGCGGCCGCGATGACGGTGAGGTGCCCGGGCGGCCCGTCGACGGGCTGGGCGTGGGGTGTGTGCCGTGTGCGGGTGATGCGCCGTGCGAGGGCGCGGACGCTGCGGAGGACCAGAACGGCGAGGAGGACCAGGCCGAGGACGGTGAACACCGCGGCGGCGGCGAGGCCTGCGCCGGTGACGACGTCGGGGTGGTCGGGGCAGAACGTGGTGGGCGGGCAGCTGGTCATCGGCGGTCCTTGGGCTGGGCGGTGGGCAGATCGCGGACGGCGCGCAGGTAGCTGCGGCGGCCGCGCCATTCCTGCTGCAGGTCGAACAGGTGGCTGACGGCGGCGTAGACGGCGGCGCCGATCAAGGCGACCAGGGCGAGGCCGAGGGTGGCCGCGAAGCCTCCGAGCATGGCGATGGTGAAGGTCTGGGCGGGGGTCAACGGGTGGTCTCCGGGCCGAAGATGGCGGTGTAGGCGGTGTCCGCGCGCTGGTGGGCCTCGCGGATGAGCCGGTCGGTGAGGTGGACGCCGGCGGTGCATCCGGGTTCGGTGCAGCTGGTACGTACGGGGCCCTCGGGGTCGCGGCCGTGGTGGGTGCGGAAGATCTCGCGGCGGCCGGTGTAGACGGTGCCGTTGGCCCACAGCTGTGGCTGGGTGCCGCTGTGGGGGCCGGTCCAGCGGGCGTGCCCGTCGCCGTAGGGCTGGGTGTACGTGGCGATGGCGTCGGCGATGGTGCGGGCGGTGGAGGTGTGGCGGTTCAGGGGGATGCCGAGGGTGCGGCGGACCTTGGCGATGGTGGGCGGGGAGACGCGGGTGGCGGTCTGAATCTGGTGGACGGTCGCGCCGGCGCGGAGCATGGCGGCCACGCGCGGGTAGCGGCGCTCGATGGCTGCCTGCTGCTCGCGGGGCGCGGCCGGGGGCGGCGGGGGTGGCGTGAGCGGAATGTTGTGGGCCTTGCGGGTTGCGGCGATGGTGGCGTGGCTGACGTGGAGCTCGCGCTTGATCTGCCGGTAGGAGCGGCCGGCGCGCAGGAGTTCGGCAATGTCGTCGCGGGCGTTGATGGTCACCGGCCCCACCTCGGGTTGGGGCGGACGCCGCGGCGCTGGCGGGGCGCGACGGGTCGGCGCGGCCTGGGCGGTTGGGGGGCGGGGCAGGTGGCGATGTGGGGCATGTGGAGGTGCTCGCCGTATTCGGGGGTGGGCCGCTCGCGGGTGAGCTGGCGGACGAGGTAGCGGCCGGTGCGGTCCTGCAGGACGGCTTGGTTGCCCTTGGGGTCGCGGTCGCGGTTGACGGCCTGGGCACGCTGGTTGACGGTCGTGCACCAGATGACGGGCTGCAGGCAGCGCGGGCAGGTGCCGGGCCCGTTCGGGGCGGGGCGTGGGGCGGGGTAGGACATCGGGTCGGTCTCCTCTCGGGGTTGTCACGTGCCGGTGGGTGGAGGGATGTGGTGGGCGTGGTCGCCGGTCCAGCGGTGGCGGTACGCCCTGGCGGCGGCCTGGGGGCGTTCGCGGGCGACGAGGGCTCTCCAGCCGCCGGTGCCGGGTGGTGGTCCGACGCGGCCCTGGGGGGCGCTGGGGGGCGCTTCGGGGGGCGTGTGGGGCTCGGGTGTGCGCGGGGGTGCGGCGGGCTGCTGACGGGGCGTCTGGGCGCGCTGGGTGGCTATCTGCCGTACGCGGGTGTCGAGTTCGGCGTCGCGTTGGGCGCGGGTGGCCTCGGCCTCGCGGGTGTAGGCGCAGGTTGGGCAGTCGCGGCCGGCTTCGTGGTCGTCGGGGTCGGTGCTCCAGATGCGGCCGGTCTCACAGCGCGGGTCAGCGCAGCCGTGGCGGGTGAGGGCGGCGCCGATGAGCCAGCGGGCGAACGACCGGATCGTGCGTGGGTCGTCCGGGTCGGTGGTGCGCATGCGGGCGTAGCGGCGCTCGATGCGGTCGGTCAGGCGGTCGGGGTGCTGTCCGTCGCCGAGTTGGCGCAGGATCTCGCCGACGAGGCGTTCCCACTCCCAGGCGGTGAGCGCCGTCAGTTCGTGGCGTACGGGGTCCAGGACGGCGTGGACGGTGCGCCATGCGGCCGGGGTGAGGTCGAGGCCCGTACGGCGGCCGAACGTGTCCACGACCAGGCCGCGTTCGTCGCGCGCGCTGGTTGCTGCAGGTCGCCTGCGGCGGATACCCAAGACGGCCCGCGGTGTGTTTCCCAGGTCGTTCAGTGCCTGGTCTTCCTTATACGCGAGCGCCCCGCCTTCAAGATCGGGAGCCGCCCCGCCTTCAGGATCAGGGGTCGCCTCCGGCTCGCCGACGGCGTGGACGGGGTGGTCGTGGACGGTGATGAGGTGGCGGCCGCGGTAGCCGGCGCGCCGGTCGAGGCTGATCCAGCCGAGTGCGGCGAGTTCGTCCAGGAGCTTGGAGACGACGGCCTCGGCGAGCGGGACACCGGCGCTCTTGCCGGAGTGATGGCGCAGGGCCCACGCCATCTCGGCGAGGGTGAGCTGCCGGTGTTCGACGACCTCGGTGTAGCGCAGGAACAGGTACAGGCGGTGCAGGGTGCCGCGCAGGGTGTCCGCGGCCAGCACCGGGGCGCACACGTACCGCTCGCCGGGCTCCAGGGCGCGGCAGGTGCGTTCGTTCGTGCGGCCGTTGCCGGTGCCCTCGTGGCTGCGCTGGCGGCGGGTGAGCTCGGTGATCCCGTCCGTCGGCGCGGGCCTCGACAGACGGCCCAGGGACTTTTGCGCGGTTGACTCAGCGACGCCGACGTAGACGCCGATCTTCTCGACCGAGGCCTCGCAGAACCGGTTCTTCGACAGCGCCCGGACCTTGCCGTAGATCTTCGTGTCGACGTCCGCGTACGCCTCGGCATCCGTGATGACGCGCAGCGGGTACCGCACCCACTGCCCGCGCCCAGCACCACCGGCCCCGCCACGGTGGCGGGGCTCGGCGGCGGGCGCGGGCAGCTGGTGCACGGTGTCCTATCGGGTGACGGCGGAGCGGGCGGTGTGGGCGTCAGGCCGTGGCTGGAGCCGGGGATCCGGTGTGCGCGCCGATGGCGGGCGGGAGGGTGAGGGTGACGGGCCAGATCCGGCGGTCGGCCCAGCGGTGGATGTCGGGCCGCTGCAGGAACCCGGCGTCGGCCAGGCCGGTAAGGGCGCGGCGTATGCCGTCCCGGGACAGGCGGGTGTCGTGGGCGAGGCGGGCGGGCCGCTGGGGACCGCCCGGCGGGAGGTAGCCGGCCGGGCCCGCGTGGTGTGCGAGGACCAGGCCGACCGACCGCTCGGCCAGGCCGAGGTCGCTGTCGAACAGGGCGCGCTCCCAGCGATGGCGGTCGAACGCGGGCCGCACGCGGATCGTGGCGGGGGTCGGTATCGGGCTGGCAGCTTCAGCCACGGCTGTTCTCCTTCGTAGGTGGGTTGGGTCCGGGGCAGGTCTGGGCGTGGTCGGCCACGCGCATGCGAGCGGTGAGGTCGGCGACGTCGTGGACGCCGACGGCCACCTCATGGCAGCCGCGGGCGCAGGTGAACGTGGCGGTCGGCAGGCGCAGCCACACGTCGCGCTCCTGGTGGAACCAGCCGGCATCGACGTGCAGGCCGTAGAACCTGCGCGTCGGCCACCACGCGGCCACGTCCCTCAGCCCTCGGCGGGCGCGACCGGCGCCGGGGCCGGACTCGGCGCGGGCTCGGCGCCGGAGGCCGGACGGTCGCAGCCGAGCACGCCGAGCAGCAGCGCTGCGGTGATGAGGAGCCAGATGCGGTACACGCCGACCTCCGTACGGTTGTTCGATTGGGGTTGGTCCGGCCGCCCCTTGTGGGTGGGTTGAGCGACCGGGCGGCCGGACCGGTCTCAGACGGCCTCGGCGGGCGAGGGCGGACGGGCGCCGGGGCGCGGGAGCGGGCGCAGGGTGATGGAGCTGACGAAGAACTCCTGGCCGGGCGCGATCTCGCCGCAAGCCAGAGCGCGGGCGTAGTGGTGGGCGAGCGCGGTGATGGCCTGGTGCGCCAGCGCCTCAGCCGTGCGGCCGGTCTGCGCCAGCACCGCCAGGTCCCGGCGCACCGCCGGCCACTTGCTCAGATCGATGCCCGCGAGCGGCTGCGCCATCCGGCGCGGCAGCGGACGCGGCGACTCACCCTGCGGCGCACCTTCCGGCGCGTCACCCTCGCTGACCTGCGGCGCATCCGGCACGTCCGGCGCACCGGGCGGCGCGCTTTCCGGCGCGGGCTCGCGCTCGATGGCGGCCAGGTCGCGGCGCACCGTGTCCTTACCGACCCCGAGCCGCTCGGCGATGGCGCGCCGGGACAGGCCCTCCTCGTGCAGCTGGCGCACCAGCGTGCGCCGGTCCGCCCGCGTCACCGCGCCACCTCGACCGCGTCGTCGGCCGTCGGACCGCAGGTGCACTCGTCGTAGCGCGCGCCCTGGCCGATCGCGCAGGCGCAGTTGTCGCCGTCGCAGTTGTCGCACTCGCCGGGCTCCCGGCTGTCCGGATCGCCCGGGCACTCGCAGCCGCACACGCAGCCCTGGCCGCAGTCGCAGCGGCACATGCCCTCACCGCACGGCTCGGCCTCGTCGTAGTAGTCGGCGGCGCTCACGACGCGGGGCCGCCAGTCTGCTCGTCCTGGGCCGCACGCTGCTTGCGGTGCGTCGCCTTCGCCGGGAGCAGCACGAAGCGGAGGGACTGCTCGATGAGGAGGCCGAAGCGGTAGGCGGCGTCGGCGGTGCCCTGCGCGATGGCCGCGCACTCGTGCATCTCGGACGCCTCGTGGTCGGCGATGTAGTCCTGCTCGGAGATCTCCTGACCGAACTCCGCGGCGTTCAGGCACTCCATGAGCTGCTGGTGTGCGGCCGTCACCCTGCGCAGTTCGCTGTAGCGGTCGTCCTCAAGGGCGCCGAGGTCGGCGTCGAAGCCGGCGGGGACCAGGGCGCGCCGGTCCTCGGCGAGGGGCAGCTCGACGCGGGACGGGGTGGCGCCGGCGCGGACCTGGCGGACGGCCCAGGCCGCGCCGGAGGCGAACAGCAGCGCCTGGTGCTCGTACTCGTTGTGCGTGCGGAGCTGGAGGTCGGAGTAGAGGCGCTGCACGTCGAACAGCGCGTCGATGTGCGGGGAGCGCTCGGAGGGCGTGGCCTCCCAGCCGCGGGCGTTCGGGCCGGGCTGGCCGGTGACGGTGCCGTCGTGCATGAGGCGGCGCTGCACGTCGGCCCGGGCGTAGCCGAGCGCGGCGTCACGGGCGGCGTGCTGCCACTCCAGGGCGGCTTCGCCCAGGGCGCGGACGCTGTCGGTCAGATGCTCGAACCAGGGCGCGTTCTTCGGCGCGAGGTTGTACGACAACGGGATCTCCAGGAGGTGTTGTTGGTGCCGGGCGGGCGGGACGGTTGGTGAGGGCACGTCCCGCCCGCCCGGAGTGCGGGTGGGTCAGGCGCTCGCCCGGGCGGGCGCGGGCAGGCCGAGGAGGGCGTGGCGCTCCCACGGCACGGCGAGCGCGTCGAGGCGGGTGCCGGGATGGATCCGGCCGAGCCGGGCGCCGCACTGGCAGGTGCCGACCAGGTCGGCACCGTCGTAGTGGACGACCAGGGCGTGAGCGGTGCCGGCGGTCAGGTCCGCGGTCAGGGCCGTGTCGATCGCCTCGGCGAGCTGCGGCACCGTCGCGACCCAGTCCGCGACGGTGGACGCGGGGGCGAGGCCCTGGACCAGGCGCTCGCGCAGCTCGTGCCCGAGGACCGGCCGGGCCAGCACCGGGGCGCGCAGGACGGCGGCGATGAGCTCGGCACGGGTGGCCATCACAGCTCCTCGGGGTAGCGGTAGCGGGCGCGTGTGGCGCGCACGCGGCGGCCGCGGGCCAGCAGGAACTCGGGATGCCAGCCCCCACCACGCCAGCCCCCATGGGGCAGCAGTGGGGGCGCTTTGCGGGCGGTCTGGCCGATGCGCGCCGGCGGGCGGCGGAAGACGGCCGTGTCGACCATGCCCGCGACGATCAGCAGCAGCCCGACCACGGCGGCGGGGCTGATGGCCCACACGACGGTGCTCATGCGATCGCCCCCTCGGTGCGCTCGTCGTACGCGGTCAGGGCGATGTCGAGGTAGACCGCGTGATCCCAGCGCGCCGTCGAGGCCTGCGGGGATCGCACACAGGAGCAGCGCAGGCCGCACAGGGCGGCGTGCATCGCGGCCTCGGCGATCACGGCCGGGTCGGCGAGTTCGTCGACGTCGAGGACGACCAGGTCGTCCGCCGTGCGCGCGGACCAGCCCGCCCGGTGCGACCACTGCACGGTCAGGCCGTCCGCCTGCAGGGTGGGCGGGACCAGGTCGTCGTGCCCGGGCAGCCACTCCAACCGCACGAACAGCTCCCGCTGGGGGCCGCCGGGCTCGCTGCGCATACCGGTCTCCACCGTGTCCGGCAGCAGCACGAGCTCGGCGAGCGCGGCGTCGATGGCGTCGGCGTAGCGGGTCTGCGGGAGGGTGGCGCGGGTGGCGTCGTCCACGGACAGCTGGCCGCTGTCGTGGATGCTCTTCCCGTCGCCGCCCGCCGCGGGCCTGGTCTCCTCGATGGCGCTCACCGGGCACCGCCGGCCGACTCGTGCTCGGCGAGGCGGGCGCCGATCCACCGGGCGGCCGCCGCGATGGTGCGCAGCGCGCTGCCACCGCGGCCGCGGCCGTCGTTGGCGTGCGTCCACCGCAGGCGCTGCCCGAACCCGAACTGCCCCTCCGGGTCGGGTACGGCGAGCGCCGTCCAGACGACGCCTCCCTGCTTGCCGCGGCCCTGGGTGATCTGCCCGACGACGACGTCGGCCGTGACCTGCTTGACGCGGGGGCGGGTGACGACAAAGTCGTGCCGCTCGTCCTTCCTGGCGCAGAGGTCGTGGTGCAGCCACGGCTCGCCGGGCCACAGCAGCAGACCGGCCGCCTGACGCGGCGGCAGGCCGTAGCCGAGGACCTCGGCGTCGGTGGTCCTGATCCCGGTGTCCGGGGTGTCCTCGCCGGTGACGACCTGCGCGGCGCCGCACGAGCGGCACACGATCCGCACCATCACCTGGCCGAAGGTGTTGCCGTGCCCGCAGTCCTCCTCCGGGCAGTCGTGCTTCAGCGGCGGCTCACCGTGCCAGGGATGGCGGTAGACGCGCACCTCACGGCGTACGGCGACGTCCCACACCGGGCGCTTACAACCCGCGTGGTGCTGCGGCTGCTCCCACCCCAGGTAGGTGTCCAGGGCCGAGATCACGACTCACCCCCGGCAACCTGCCATCCGGCGGCCGCGAGCTCGGCGGGCGTGGCGCACGCCGAACACAGCTTGACCACCAGGTAGTTGGGCACCCAGGCGCAGCCGCCCTCGCAGGCCTGCGCGTCGGTGCAGCCGCAGCGCACGCAGCGTGCGACGTCGTCGGCGGGCACGGCGTGGCCCTGCTGGTCGGGATCGATGGCGGCGGCCCTGTCGGCGGTGGCGAGCTCGTCCCCGGCGCGGGTCATCGCGGACGTCGCACACCTCGACGAGCAGTACCAGCGCGGGTGGTCACCGAGGCCGGCGACCTCGACGCGCACCCACCCGGACAGGGCCGGGTCGGAGGCGTCGTAGTCGTCGACCGTGCCGCACCCGTCCGTCTCGCACGGGGCGTGAGGGTCGGGGTCGGGTTCGTCGCCGTCCAGGAGCAGCCACAGGTGCAGTCGCTGCTCGGGGGTGAGGACGAGGCTTGCCCGGGCGCCGTGGGCGGTGACGCACTCGATGTACGCCCGCTGGTCGGCCGCGTCGGGGCGAGGGATGTGGACGCGCTGCGTGAACCCGAGGGTCATGGGGATGCCGTCGAAGGCGGTGCGCTCGTACTCGGCGGCCGCCGCGACCTCGGCGACCGAGATCATGTGGGTGCCCGGGCGGCCCTCGACGAGGCGCATCACCGCGTCGAGCTGGCGCTTGATGCCGGCCATCGCGGCGAGCTGGCGGCCGCGCTCGGCGAGCTCGGCGGCGTCCTCGGCGTGCGCCTGCTCGGCCGCCGCGTCCGCGATGTCCTGGGCGCGGTACGGGTCGAACAGGATGCCGGTGTCGTGCTCGGCCTGCGCGATCTCGCGGGGCGTACCGGCGCCTCGCTTCATCGCCGCGGCGATCACGCCCTCGGCGGTCGTCACGAGCGTCGGCGCAGGCGCTGCGGTAGCCGGAGTCGGCGCCGGGGAGCCGACGGGGGCCGGGATCGCGACACCGAACGTGGCGAACGCGGCCTGCGGCGTCGGCTGTGCGGTGGTGTGCGGCGCCTCGGGGGACAGCGCCCCGGGCTGGTTCTGGGATGATCCGTTCACGGTCTCCACTCCTGATGTGGTGTGTGGATGTGCCGAGGGGTCGTGCGCGGGTGGAGCCGGGCACGGCCCCGAACTGTGTGCGTCAGGCGGCCGGCCGTACCGTCCGCTGTCGCGGCGCCGTGGCTGCGCGCTCGGCGGCCAGGCGGGACTGCAGCGGCACGAGACGGCGGATGCGACGGGCGTCGTCGGCGGACAGCGGCGGCGCCGCGTAGACGAGCGTGCGGATGTACGCCCGCCGCTCTTCGGCGGTCACGCCGACTTCCGGTCGAACTCGGCGACGTCGAGATCCAGCAGGTCGGCCAGCACGCTGCGCAGCTTGGGGCGCGGGATCTGCCGACCGCGTTCGATCCGGCTCAGCGTCGACTCGCTCACAGGCGCGCCATCAGCACTGCACTTCTCGGCCAGTTCCTGCAGAGTCATGCCGCGCCGAAGCCTGCCGTGCTTGAGTGGGCTTCTCAGTTCACTTGGCATGAGACGCAACTTAGCGACTCAAGACGTAAGAAGCAATAAGTAGGAGTACGCAAGTTCCCGCAAGCTGGCATGCATGCCGCTGCCACCTTGCGTGAGCTTGCGTAAGGTTGCGTTTACTTCAAATGTCGACTCGCCGCGGAGGACCGGGATGGAGCCGTTCAAACGGCTGGATGAGGCGATGAACGCCAGGCGCCTTGAGCTGCGCCTGAATTGGCGCCAGGTATCCGAGGCTGCAGGCATCTCGTACACGGCGCTGCGCGCCATCCGGAAGGGCGAGTATCGACCCACAGAGCTCACGGCCCGAGGGCTCGACGAGGCGCTGCGATGGCGACCCGGTAGCACCCTCGCCCTGCTCGACGGCGGCGCGCCAACGCCGATCGAGGAGGCCGAACCACCGGCACCCTCGACCGAAGAGGGCAGCACGACCCTGCGGCAAGAGCTAGCCCTCGCACAGCGACTCCTGCTCGCGACAATCCGCGAACTGGACCTACAGCCGGACGAGGCCGAGGAGGTATGGCGGCGCGTGCGGCTGGAAATCGAGGCTACCCACCGGTCACAAGCGGTCGATAACGACCAGAATGAGCGGAGTCGTCGCACCGGATAGTCACGTTCCGATCACGATGCGTTGAAAATATTGTGTGTTTTACCGCTACGTTGCGGAAGGTAGTCACCCCAGGCACATATGCCACATGCACCTATGGGGGGTAGGGGTGACTGAAAGTGCACGAATCGTCGCAGCCGTTTCGGCCGGCGCCCTTCTGGCGCTCGCCGCGATGCTCGCCGTCCGGTACACCGCCATGGCGAGGAAAGCCGAGCGGGACCGTCGCGTCGAGCTCGCCGTGCGGGCTGTACTCGGCGGCGTTGAAACGCTTCGTCGGGAGTCTGACCGGCCGCCTGAAGTAGGACCGACGCCCGAGGAGGAACGATCCTGCGTGGCCGCGGTCACGGCCGCAGAGGTGCAGGCCCGCGCGCACCTGCGCCTGGTCGTTACGAAGCCGCGCCGCCCGCGAGCGGCGCGACTGGGGGACGCATCACGCAGGGCGTCGTCGTCGTGACGCGAGGCGGTACGCGGGTCGTGACGGGGGGTCTGTGCGACGCCACTCGATGCGGCCGGCGATCTCCTGGCTCCGGCCGCTGTGAGGGGCTGGGAGGATGCAGGGCCTGCCGAGATAGCGAGCACTCAAGATCAACTCAGCGGTCTCCCGCTGGGCGATTACGGGCGCCTGGCGCCAGGACTCCCAGACGTCGGCGCCGGGCTTCACGATGGCTAGGACAGCCGAGGGTATGGTCAGCTCGCGTTCGCGAGTCTCAAGCTCGATGACCTCGGCTTCCTTGGCTTCCAAGCTGCGAGCGAGCAGCCGTACCTCGGCGAGGGTTTGCCCCTTCGCCTCGCGCATCTCATCCCTCTCGGACCGAACCCGGGCCAGCTTGGCGCGGATCTCCCGAACGGCAGCTGCGTCACTGTCCGGTGCGCTCAGCACGTCGTAGATGTCCGGCCGGGACAGGTACTCCATCAGAACTCCGGGGACGTCCGGCGTACCGATGATCAGCTCGTCGACCGCGGCTTTCTGAATCTTCCGTCCGCAAGGGCAGCGATACACCTCGGGTCGCCCCTGCGGATGGCGAGGGGAGACGTTCTGTTCACACCTGCCACACCACAGACTTGACGTAAGCGGGTGGTACACCCCTCCGCGCGCAGTGGCACGCGACGGGTCGACCATCCGGTCGTGCACGGTCCAGAAGACGTCCTCCGTGACGAGGCCATCCCATATGCCGTTGTAGACCGTGCCCTTGTAGCAGCGCAGGCCTGCGTACGCGTGGCACACGGCCATGCCCCGCAACTGGGCGTGGCTGTACGGGTTCCCTGTCTTGGTGCGGTAGCCGAGCTCGAAGATGCGCCGCTCAGCGGCCGCAAGCGAATGACCGTCATAGAGCATGGCGAACAGGACCTTGGCCAGGCCCGACCGCTCGGGATCTTCCACCCAGGTGATCAGCTTCCCGGTGTCTGGGTCGTAGATCGCCTTGAGTCCGATGGGCGCCCTGCCGTGCGGGCGGCCACGGCGCGCTTCCTTCGGCGCCGTACGGGATACGCGGCGGTGGGTCTTGTACGACTCGTACTCGGAGTCGACCGCGTCCTCCAGGAGTGACTTCCTGTCGCGTCCGTTGCTCGGGTCGTAGAGGCGCTCGTGCGTCGTGACCCAGACCTTGACGGCCTTCTCCTCCAGCAGATCGATAAGCGTCGCCCACTCTCCGACCCGACGAGATCCCCGCGACGACTCCCACAGCATGAGGATGTCCGACCCGAAGTCGCTGTCCCTGCCGGTCGGTCCGCTCTTGAGATCGGCCATGAGCTGCTCGAAGTCGCCACGGCTCTTCGTGGCGTAGCGGCTGGCGCTCAGGCCTTCGTCGATGTATGGCTGGCCGAGCTCCCAATCTTGGTCCTCAGCTGCGTCCTTGTTGTCCTGGCCCTGGTCCTCGATTGAGGTGCCGCCCCGGTCTGACAGTCGGCGGTACTCGCGGGCGCGCAGTCTGTCTCTGCTGCTCATGCGATAGATCTACCAGACTTGGGGTCCCTGTTCGATGAAGTTCCTGGGAATCCCATCGAATTAGGGCCTCAACATCCTGAGTTGATGATTCCCCAGGTCAGCGCTGCCCCGAGGGCAGCGATGACCGCGAGGAGGAGGATGAGACGGCGGTCGAACATGGGTGATCTCCACATGGCTTGGCTTGGTGGGGGCCCGCCGCCGGCGCCAGGGGTGCGCTCGGCGGCGGGACCGGCCGCCTGCACGGGGTGGACAGGACGGCCGTCTGCCCTCGACCGATCCGATCGGCGGCGGACCGGTCGAGGAGCTCAGAGGGAGGCGACGTCGACCGGCTCGACTCCGTGGAGGGTGATGACTTCCCGCGCTGCGAGCACCCATCGCAACCGCTCGTCGTCGGCGTACGAGACGTACTCCAGGCTGTCGCGGTCATCACCCCGGCAGGGCACCGGCCTCAGCGTCTTTGCGTCGTAGACGATGCCGGCGACACCCCAAGGCGGGGTGTAGGTCACGAGGGCGGCCGTCCATCCGCGACGCAGATGCGGGCACTCCCGTATCGCCAGTCGTGCGCAGTCCTCGTGCACGGGCGGGACGGCGGTCCGCTCTCCCTCGACGATCGGCTCGCCCTGGGTGGTGTGAACGAGGAACAGGTGACGCTCGTCAGGGCGGCCGAGGGTGGTGGCGCCGCAGATCATGCACAGCATGCGTGTCATCGCCTGGCGCTGGCGCAGGGAGTGAATGCCGGCGAAGTGCGGTCGGCCCACTCCAGGCGTCGCTGCGGCTCGCGTCCACAGGACGTCGTCCCGGCGGTCCACGTGGGGCTCCTCGTCCGCGTAGCCGATGCCGCTGCCTCCCCTGCCGTGCCGCAGCACGATCGGCGGGGGCGGGCTGCTCTCCGAGGACCACGGCGTGATCCACGGCACCCGCAAGGATCCCCACAGCAAGTCACGCGTCACGGCTGCCCCGTCCCGATCGCCCACACCAGCGCGCCGGCGACGACCAGGAGCACGGCCAGATACGCCGCGACGAGGCGGCGGCGCTGCATCACGCGTCCGCCTCGGACGGCGCCGTCAGCGTCTGGCGCCCGTCAGCGATCAGCCGCGCCACGGCAGCAGGGGAACACAGGGCGCCAGCCGAGGCCGCAGGCACCGACCAATAGGAGGCCCACGTCCCGGGGTCATACGCCAGCCTCGTCACGGGGGGCACGCCCAGGTAGGCGTCCCTGCCGAGGCAGTCGACGCCCAGGTCCTGCCACCCCTCGACTGTGCCGCGCCAGGTGGTGGGCATGTCGCCCGGCACAAGGGCGTAGTAGCGGTGACCTCCGTGCAGGCAACAGATGACGGGGCCGCCCCCCAGGACCGCCGCGAGGAAGGCATCGACGGTGGCGTGCTCGTCGCTCTGAGCGAGGGCGTGCACCAGGTGCGCGGGCATTCGGACAGCCGAGATCAGGCCGCCCATCGGCAACATCGCCATGCCCATCTCCGTCCACTGCACCCGGGCCCACCCGGAGGCCTGGTGCGAGTCGAGCGTCGACAGCAGCCACTGTTCGACGGCCAGGCGCTGGGGGGCACCCGCATGCACGAGCACACTGGGCTCGGGTTCCACAAGCCGTAGTGCGGCGAGAGCCGGTGGGGTTGTACGTTCCATGGGTCGACGCTCCTCAGCAGCGTTGGCAACTCCCCGGCGCCGTCGTGAGCGTCGCCGGGGGTCACCCTTCCTTCGGCGGTCAGGCGGCAGTCGTTCGAGACCGGGAACGGCACCCGCATGTGACGACCTGCCACACTCGGGTGCTGCCGCGGACCAGGACATGTCCAGCCGCGCGCAGAGGCTTGGTGACGGACCCGCAGTCGAAGCACGCTTCGCCGTGCAGGCGGACGATGCTCACTCGGCTGTCGACGACTACGGGCACGGGCAGAGGTGCGTCTTGCATGCCAATCCCCATCTGCTCGCTCCTGCGCGTGCAACAGATGGTGGAGGCGGGGGAACCCTGCAAGTACCCCAGCGAGGGGTACCCGGTTGCTCAGCTGGCGGCGCACCACTCAGCGAAGTTCGACAGGGTCTCCGAGTCGGCTCGCTTCAGCCGACGTAGCGTCGCCGCGTCCTGGCGTACCCACGGGTGCTCACGGGTGTGCTGAGGTGCGATCCGTCGGGCCACCTTGAGGGACTCAAAGGCGTGGTCGGCCTGTCCCGACCACAGCTGGGCGCGCCCGAGCTCGATGTAGAAGCCGCTGCGGCGCTCCGCGGGCAGGTCCGTAGGAGGCTTCCACTCACGGGCAACGTCGAGGGCTCTGGCCACGTGGTCCCGGCCGAGGCTCACTGCTACGGAGACTTCGTGGATGCGCACGGAGTCGGGGCCGAACGCAGTGCCGTAGTACACGTCCTCGGCCAGGCGGTCGGCGAGGGACGTAGCTTCGGTGAGGTGCGTCTGTGCCGCAGCGGCGTTGGCCGCGCGTCCGGCGATGACCGCGGCCCGCATGTGCAGGGCACCGCGTGCGGCGATCTGGTCCGCACAGCTCGGCGCTGGTGCTGCATCGAGGGCGAGTTCCAGAGCGCGGAGGCCGGCGGAGTGGGCGCGTGCTGCGAAGAACGTCTCTGCGCGCACGTAGGCGACGGAGGCGAGCAGGAGGGGGTCGGCGGCTTCCGGGGCGGCCCACCGCATGAGGTCGACCAGGCGCGCGGACAGGTCGTGGGCACCGAACTTATAGGCGACGGCGTCAGCTGAGCGGTACGCCTTGACCAGGAGAGCCGCCAGTTCGGGGCGCTCACCGTCGGAGGCCGAATGGTAGGCCCGCGCGAGCTCCGCAAGCAGGTCGGGCATCTTGCGGACGATGCGCGTGTACTGGGCTGCCAGGCGCCAGCGTGCAGCCTCACTGACCGCCGTCCGGAGCTCCCGCAGCGGACGGACGGGGCCGTCATCGGGGAGGTCGTAGGTGGCGATCGCGGCCGACAGTGTCGGCAGAGCGTCATGGACCGGGGTTCGGGTGGGGTTGGGGTCCTGTCGAAGTACGGCAGGGTCCACGCCCATGGCGCCAGCAAAGGCATCGATCATGGCGTCACTGGGGTTGCGCTCACCGCGCTCGATCTTGCGGACGGCGCCCAGGGACGCGCCCGAGGCATCGGCGAGTTGCTGCTGGGTCATACGGGCGATCCGGCGCTGGTAGGCGATCCGGCGCCCTACCCCGGGGTACACAAGCGTGGGCATACTGGCTCCAGTTCGGTGCGTCCACTCCGAACCGTACCCGCGCCATGACGCCGCGTGTACACGAACGGCCCCACCCGCCTTGGCTGGTGGGGCCGGGTCGTCCTGGTCAGCCCTCCACGATCCCGGTGAGCTGACGGAGGCTGTCGATGCGCCAGTCCGCAACCGCGGCAACGTCCGGGTCGTCGGCCCACAGATGCCCCCACGGCCCGCGGCGGATGTGCGCAGTGCGAAGCCCGGCAGCCTTGGCCGGGAAGATGTCGTTGGCCGGGTGGTCACCCACGTAGAGCGTCGCGTTCGGGGTTGTCTGCGCCACCTCCAGCACCCGCTCGAAGAAGCCGGGGTGCGGCTTCGCGACACCCCACTCGTCCGACGTCACGATCAGGTCTGCGGGGAGGTCCAGCTCGCGCAACAACGAGCCGGCGCGAGTCGTCTGGTTTCCGGCGATAACGACACGCACACCGATCTTGCGCAGCGCGGACAGCGCGGGGCGGACGTCGGCGTAGAGGTCTGATTCGTCAAGGCGCTCGCCGCGGCCGGCGGCCTCCCGCGCGCGATATTCGGCGGCCACGTCGATTCCCGGCCGCGCCAGCCGGAGGGCTTCCGCATTGTCCAGGCCGCGGGCGACGACGGCACCGACGAGTGCAGACAGGGTGTGGCGGGGGACGTCCAGCCAGTCGGCCCAGGATGCCCAGTAGCGGTCGTCCCGGGTGAGGGTCTCGCCGACGTCGAACACGATGGTCTCAATCACGGTGCGAGCTTATGGGGGCGTCACCTGGCGGTACGCAGAGATGCCCCCTGTACGGCCCGTAGTGGGCCGTACAGGGGGCATCTCGTGTTCAGCGTCCGGTGAGCTGCAGGACGGCGACGGCCGCCGTCGTAATGGCGGCCAGGGCGCCGATGCTGGCGATCGGCCAACGTGAGCGCTCCAGAGCGTCCAACCGCTTCTCGTGGTCGTCGAGGGTCTTGTCCGTCTGGTCGCCACGCTGGACCAGGAGGGCGAGCTGGCCGTCGACGCGGGCGAACCCGGCCTCGACGGTCCCCCGCAGACGCTCCAGCTCGACGGCCACGGAGGTCGATTCCGGGGGCGTCATCCCGACCGCTCCTCACCGCCGACCGCTCGGCGCAGCGCTGCCAGGGCGGCCCTGGTCTCCTGGTCCAGGTGCTGCTTGTCGACGGTGAACCGCAGCGGCACCGCGAGCTCCTTTTCGTACGCCGGCGGACGCGCCCACCCGAGCAGCAGTCCGGCAGCGAGTTGCAGGGGCCGCCATGCCAGGTGTTCGGCGAGGGCCTCGAGGCCGCGGAACGCGGCGTAGTAGGCGGCGCCCAGGCCGAGGGAGACGGCGCCGGCCGCCGCGGTGCTGTCGACGGGGATCCCGAGCCAGCCGGTGCCGGTGAGGACCAGGGCGACCCCGTACGGCACGAGGGTGCGCATGTAGCTGGTGAACAGGTTCTTCATGGTCGTCAGTCCTCCACCTTGAATCCGTGCTTGATCCCGAGGCGCCGGAGGCTGTCGCGTCCGGGGATGCCGTCGGCGGCCGAGCCGGTGTAGCCGCAGCGGCGCTGCCAGGCCGCGTACGACGGCGTCGTCTTGGTGCCCCAGTGCCCGTCGCTGTACGACCGCGCCATGAGCCCCTCGTCGACCAGCGCCGCCTCCACGATCGCGACCCCCTTGTACGACACCGGAGTCCCGGCCTTGGCCGGATCGTGCAGCGCGGCCGCGCGCAACCGCGACAGGCTCACGACTGGAGTCGACGGCGCCGGCGTCGACTTCGGCGGCGCAGCGTCCAGCCGCTTGGCGATCCGGGCGCGCATCGCCGCCCAGTCCATTCCGGGACCGCGCGGGTCGACCTTGCCGGGCTGCCAGTCCAGGTGCCGGATCACCGACTCGGCCCCCCACCCGTGCGCCCGGCACAGGGCCGCGGCCGCGCGCTCGATCGCGTCGAGCTGGGCGGCGGGCCACGGGTCGACGCCGTCGCCGAGGTTCTCGCACTCGAACCCGTAGAAATGCCGGTTCCCGTCGACCGTGGCCTCGTCGTCGACCGGCACCGGCTTCTCGGCGATCACCGCGGCGAGCACGTCGGGGTCCCCCAGACCGGCGTGGTTGGCGCGGCCGTAGCCGACGAGGTGCACGGTGCCGTCCTTGGTGATGACGCCGTGGCACAGCGGCCCGGGCAGGGCGCTGTGCCCGGCCCGGCAGATCTCGACGGTAGCCGCGCTGCCCCGGGTGACGGTGTGATGGATCATCACCCCGTGCACGGGCCCCCACGGGCCCTTGTGGTTGCGGTTGTGGTGGGTCCAGTCGCCGACCTCGACGACGACCAGGCCCTCATGCTTGAGCGCGGCCAGGAGCGCCGCGGCGGTGAGCGGAGTGGCCATCACACACGCTCCGGCCAGTGCCAGGTGCCGCCCGCGTGGCGGATGTCGGCAGGGTCCTCGGGCTCGAAGTGGCCGACGGCCTCGTTGAAGAACATCCCGGAGGGGTTGAGGACCGCCAGGCTGACGATCTCCGGGTCCTTGCTGATGGCGGTGACGATCGCTGCTCGGCACTGCGGCGTGTATGCCTGCGTGCCGTCCTCACGCACGGGCGAGCCGTGGCTGACGTAGTGGACGATCCGCCCGACGGACGGCGGTTGCTGTGCCATGAGCCCTCCTCAGGGCGTAGAAAAACCCCGTGCCGGACGGCGCGGGGCGTAAAGGGATTGGCGTCGGGTCAGGCAATCTCGACGTACCGCTCGTGGTAGTCGGCGTCCGGGAGGATGCCCGCAAACGACTCCTGGCCCTCGGCCACGCGTTTGAGCAGCCAGCGACCGACGGGCATCTCCAGCGGCCCGTAGTCGGGCACGTCAATGGTCAGGACGCTCCCGGTGTCGGAGACGAAGGTCGCGATGTTCAGGTGTGCGGCCACTTGGGCGCCGTTGGTGCCGTCGTACTGGATGCTGTACAGGGCTGGTGAGACCAATGCCATGCGCTCTCTCCTTATGCGATGCGTGTGAGCATGAACCAGCTGTCGGCCTCGATCACCGTGGCGGTCGCGTCCGAGACGTTCTGGGCCCAGTCGAAGGAGAACGTTCCGCTGCTGGCGGTGATGAGGCGTCCACGGACGACGATGACCTGTCCGGCGGTGGTCGAGATGCAGCCGATCGCCTTGTCGGCGTTGAATGCGACGCGGATCGAGTCGCTGGCGTCGGTCGACAGGGTCGCACCTGTTCCCATCACGCGGCCGCCCCAGGATCCGCTCGCGCCGGACGGGGTGGTGAACCTGCACTTGAGGTCACCGGTCTGGCCACCCGTGTACCGGAGGTAGGCGTCGAGCGTGTACTGAGCGTTCGCGGCCACCGCCACCTGCAGCTCTGGGTCGGCTGTCACCGTGCTTGTGGACGCGCGGCTCGTCGAGGAGGCCTTGGCTGCGGAGATCGGCAGCATCGACATCAACAGTCCCGCGGTGACCGTCTTTCCTGCGGGGATGGTGGGGTACTGGGCCATGCTGGTCCTTCCCTCAGAGAGCGGTGATCATGGGATCGGCGAGCCGCACGGCCGTGTTCGCGTCGTGCGGTTTGACGATGCCGTTGGCGCTGCGGATCACGGTCCAGGTCTGTGGTGACGTGGTGCCGCTGATGGCGGTGACGCGGATGCGCTCCCCGCCCAGGGCGGCGTCGAACGGGAACTCCTGCGGGTAGGCCGCGCTGGTGATCCATAGCGGGCCGTCGGTGACCGTCACGGAGAGGCTGGTTGCTGTGGCGGTGACGCCGGAGGCAAGTTCGGAGCCGTCCGTGTCGACACGGACGGGGGCGATGCCGGTGAAGGACAGGTCGTCGATGTGGACGGCGTCTTCACCCACCGCGGTGCTGTTGTCCTTGGCGTACCGGAAGATCACCTGGCTCTTGCCGGTGACGTCGACGATGACCTGCGTCCACGGGGTGGTGCCCTGTGCGCGCAGCACCTGCACGCCGTCGACGAGGACGACCAGGCGGTCGCCCTCGTAGCCGGGGCCGGCGGCCTCGCTGCTCGTCCAGTACCAGACGCGCATCTCCGTCGACCCCGGCGGGATCGACACCACCCAGTCGGACGTCTGGTTGTTGCCGATCGCCCCCGACCGCAGGGACCAGGAGCCGGTGTTGAAGTGCGCGGTGCTGCGGGCCCATGCGGCGTTGCCGCCGTTGACGGCGGTGACTTCGAGGGTGGTGTCCTCGAAGTCCTCGTAGGTGGCGGTGGCGCCGACGGTGTACGGGCCGGCGGGGGTGGTGTTGGCCTGCACGCTCCAGCGGGTCGGGGAGATGGTCTCGCTGTAGCCCTGCAGCAGCAGGTCGACGAGGTCGGTCGGATGCTGCGGGGGCAGGTCGGTGACCTGCAGGCGCACGCCGTAGTCCATGCCCAGCCACGTAGTGATCAGGTGGGGGGCCTCGGCGAGGTCGAGGGAGACGGACGGGTAGCGCATGCCGGGCCAGGTGCCCAGGTGCAGCCGCCACGAGGCGAGCTGCGGCAGCCGGTCGTCGCTGTAGGCGTTGACCGTGGGCGCGTCGGTGTAGCGGCGCCGCTTGGTGATGGACGCCGTATCGGCCACGGTGGCGGACGATCCGCCGTCCCGGCTGACGGTGATCGCGTTGCGCAGCCGCTGGTCGTCGAGGACCGGGGCGAAGGGGCTGGTGATCTCGTTGGCCCGGGCGTGCAGGACGACGGCCGGTTCCTGGTTGTACAGGCTGACCCTGGTGCGGTAGGCCAGGCCGAAGGCGGCGCGCTGTTCGCCCAGGATCCCGCCGTCGACGGCGGCGCACTCGGTGAGCAGCGCCACGAACTCGCCGGGCCGCTGCGGGCCGACCTGTTCGGTGTCGGCCGTGGTGCCGTGCAGGATGAACGGCACGCCCTCTTCGCGGCACAGCCGCCACACGCGGTCGGCGGCCGTCTCCCCGCTCCAGCCGACCATCGCGCTGCCGGTGTTGGCGTAGGCGGTGAGGGAGTTGGCCAGCGAGATGTGCCCGATGGCGGTGTCGGCCAGACCCTTGTCGGCGCCGACGCGGATGCGGGTGATCCGGCCCGCGGTCTGGGCGTTCAGTGTGCCGCTGGACGATCCGATGCTGACGATCGCGCCCAGCGTGGAGGCGCTGATGTCGAACCCGTACAGCGCCCAGTTGACGTTGGATCCGCTGCGGGAGAGCTCGAATCCTATGGACAGTCGGCGTCCGGTGACGTTGTAGGTGATGAACCCGGTGTCGTGCAGCTGCGTGCCGTCGCGGTCGAACACCCGCAGGCGCAGGCTGCCGGTGTTGTTGACGGTGACGCGCCATTCCTCGGCGGTGCCGGCGGTGTGCAGGCTGAACAGATGGGTTTCTGCGGCGACCCCGCTGACGTTCATGAAGAACCGCAGGGAGGCGTCGTCGGTGGGCGTGTAGGTGGGCACGGTCGCGGTCAGGCTGCCGGCACGCATGACGGGGAGCGCGTCGGAGGCGGCCCAGTCGGTGTAGGAGGCGGTCTCGCTGTCGCCGCTGATCTGCAGGGCGGGGTGCCCGGCGATCGCGGAGGCGAGCTGGGTGGCGTCCTGGCCGTCCTCGCACGGCCAGTAGGCAACGATGCCCGTGCGGGTGGGGTTCTCCAGCTCGCGGCGCATCGCCGAGTACAGGGGCTGCTGGCCCTGGCCGAGGCGGCGCAGGATGCCGGAGGCGGTCACCGTGACCTGTGATTCGCCCTCGTAGTCGGCGGCCTCGTCGGACAGGTCGCCCCACGGCCAGAGGGGTTCCCAGCTGTCGGCGTTCCCGGCGAACCGCTTCTGCCACGGGGCGATCGCGGCGTCCCCGGCCAGGGTCCAGGTGCGGCCCGCGGCGTCGTTGAACACCGTGGCGCCCTCCGCCACGGCCGAGAAGACCGGGTTGGCGACCGCGCTGCCATCAATGCCGTTGCGGACCTCCACGGCGTGGACCTGGCCCATGGCGTTCTCGAACCCGGCGACTACTGGGAGGACGGCGGGGCCGATGGCCAGGGGGGAGGTGCTGTTGTAGATGGACGTCGTCCCCGTGGCCGTGCCGACGGTGCCGAGCTGCGCCCACGGGCCCGCGATCGAGGGCGCGGTGTAGAAGGTGACGGCGAAGGAGCCGGCGCCGTTGTCGACGTCGAGGGTCGCGCGGACGGCGAGCCGCCCGGACGGGGGGATGACGAACTGGGCCGAGGTGAAGGTCCAGCCGTTGGTGTTGGTGCCGTCGACGGACCAGGAGAGCTTCAGCCGCCCGTCCTGCACGTAGAACGTCCAGGACCGCTGGTTGCCGGTGGTGGTGTACTTGCCGGCCAGCCCGGTCAGGGTGCCGGTGGGGTACCAGTTGTCCAGGGTGGCCTCCACCCGGACGTCGAGGTCGCCGGTGATGTCCAGCGCCGCGGTGTCAGGTGTGGTGGCGGAGCCGGTGCCGTCGAGGGCGAGGTGGGTGGTTGCGCCGTCGACGGCGTACCGCAGCGGCACGCCCATGTCGATGTCCGGGTAGTGGGCGCCGAGCGGGTTGTCGGGGGTGAAGTCCCCGCTCACGTTGTCCAGGACGAGGCTGATGGAGGTGGGGGCGGGCTCGGCGGACTCGTTGGCCTGGCCGCGGGTGATGGTGATCTTCTGGTCGTTCAGCGCCGCGGTGATGTCGGTCCACGTCCAGGTCGTCGGCGAGGCGTCCGCGTCCGCACCGAACGCGGCCTGCAGCCGGTGCCGCAGACGGTCATCGGGGAAAGCCACAGTGGGTCAACCTCCTTACGCGGCGGCCTTGAAGAACCGCTCGGCCGAGCCGCCGGCCTCGGTACGGATGGCGCCTCGCAGCCATTCCACGAGCGCGCGGGGCATGCCGTGCGCGTCGAGGACCACCGTGGGCGCCGTCGCCGCGGCGGCGCTGCGGGTGCTGGTCGTCGTGAGGGCCTGCTGTTCCAGGCCGATGCCGGGCAGCTGCTCCAGCTGTGATTGCAGGCCCGGGATCTGGTCGGCGATGCCGGTCTGGAAGTCCTCGATCAGGGCGCGGCCGGAGTACAGGGTGTAGCCGCGTCCGGAGAAGGGGCCTTCCTTCGCCGGGGAGAACGGGAAGTAGTCGCGGGCCGCGGACACGATGTTGCCGGCCGCGTTCTTCACGGCGCTGAGCTTGGACATGATGCCGTTGATGAAGCCCTGGATGAGGCTCGCGCCGGCGCTGCGCAGGATGCTGCCGACGTTGCCGAGTGCGGACTTCGCACGGCCGGGGAGGCCGCGTACGTAGGAGATGTAGGAGACGACCTTTTGCACGGACGCGTCCTTGAACCGCTGCCAGGCCCGCGAGGCGGCGTTCGCCAGGGTGCTGCCGAGCGCGGCCAGGGCCGCCAGGGTGCGGCCCGGGAGAGTGCGCACGGTGGTGATGAAGCTGTTCCACTGGCGGCTGACGGGCCCGGCAACGTACTGGCTCCACAGCCCGGCGAACCAGTGGCCGATCGCGGTGCCGACGACGGAGAACATCGTGCCGATCTGGCCGGCCTTCTGCCCGATCCAGCCGGTGAACGACGCCCACCACCTCGGGAGGTTGTCGTTCAGCGCGGACGCCATCCGGGAGACGAACCCAGCCATCATCGTCACGGCCGCGGCGCCGAGGGCCCCGGCGACCAGGATGGGAAGCTTGGAGATCACGAAGATCAGGCCCGCCGCGATCGCGGCGATCTTGAAGACCTTCTCCGGGTTCTGCATGACGTAGTCGGCGACCGTCTGCCCGAAGCCCTGCAGGGCCTCGAACGCCTTCGGCGCGAGCTCCTTGGCCTTGGCGACCAGGCGCTGGCCGAGGATCTGGAAGAAGGAGATGAACCGGTCGGCGCCCTGCTTGCCGCCCTTGCCGGCGTCCTCCCACAGGCCGCCGAACTCGTCACGAACGGTCGAGGTGAAGTCGGTGATGGCGGGGATGACGGTGTTGCCGAGGAACCCGACAACGTCCTGCTCCAGCGTCCGCTTGAAGATCTCGATCTTCGTCGCGGCGTTGTCGCGCATGCTGTCGCCGAGGTCGTCGGCCGCGCCCGCCGCGCCGCCCATCGCCTTGGACGCCTTGCCCACGTCGAGGGCGAACAGGGCCGCGCCGAGGTCCTCGCCGGGGCCGCCGAACAGGGTGGAGACGATCTGCTTGGCCTCCTGGGTGTTCGGGCCGAGGTCGCGCAGCCGGTCGAGGACCTGGCCCATCGCTTTCTCGCCCCGGGCGCCGCCGGCGGCGATGTCGTCGCCGGTCGCCTTGGCGTCCAGGCCGAGCTGCTTGAAGGCTTGCTGGACCCCCTTGCTGCCTTCGGTGGCCCGTAGGTTGAGCTCTTTGAACGCGTCGCCGATCTTGTCGGTGTCCTTGACCCAGCCGCCCTGCACGGCCTGGCGGATCAGGCCCATCGCGGTCTGGCCGGAGATGCCCGCGGACTTAAAGACCGGGCCGTACTCGGTGACGGTCTCCAGGAGATCCTCGCTGGCCGGTCCGAGGCCGGTCATGCCCTTGGTGAGCAGGTCGAGGGCCTCGCCGCCGTCCTTCGCCATGCCGTTCTTCATCATGCTGCCGGCGGCGTTCGCTGCCGCCGACAGGTCAAGATCGAACGTGTTGGCGAGATCGGCCACGTTGGTGGCGATCGACTTGATCTGTGCGTTGGTGGCGTTCGGCGGCACCAGGCCGGAGGACATCACCGCGCGGATGGTGTCGGCGCCCTGCTGGAAGTCCTCGACGATCGCACCCGCGTACAGCTGGCCGGCGAGCTGCCCGTACTTCTTCGCCTCGGCCGGGGTCGCGCCGAGCTGGGCCCGCAGCTTGGCGACGATCTTGCCCTGGTCGAGGGCCTCTCCGACGGCGGCGACCAGGCCGGTGACGGCGAGGGCCGCGCCACCGGCGAGGGCGCCCTTGAAGGCGCCCGCGAAACGTCCGCCGGCTTCCTGGCCGGCCGAGTTGGCCGGGCCGCTGGAGGCGTCGTTCAACGCCCGCTGGGCCTCGGGCCCGAACCCTCGCATGGAGGGCACGAGCCGGACGTAGGCAACGCCTACTTCCTCACCGGATCCGGACGCCATCGGGGCACCCCCTCTATTCAGCTGTGGGTGCTGCTCCTACACGCTTGAGCAGCTGCATGACGTCGGCCGGATCGCGGTCGGTGCGGCCGGTGCGCAGGCCCGGTTTCTTCTTCAGCGGGCTGAGCGGGTCGGGCTTGTTGCGGCCCTTCTGGCCGTCCTTGGTGCGCTGCCAGTTCGCCGTGCGCAGTTCGTCGACGACGAGGTAGTGCAGGTGCTCGGCGAGTGTGTGGCCGTCGCCGCCCGCCGTGCGGGCGGTGACGCTGGCCGGGTCATTGCGCAGGGCCTCGTGCAGGCCGGAGACGCGGCCGACGCTCAGCGCACCGAGCTCGAAGGCGGTGCCGTGCAGCATCAGGTCGATGCTCAGCGCCTCCGACGCCTGCGGGGACGTGAGGACGGCGAGGCCCCTTTTCCCGACTCGCCGCTGTAGCTGATCCAGGCCCGGGCCAGCTGCTCCTGGACGTTGAGCGGCATCGCGTCGAGCGCCGCGACGGCGGCGGGGTTGGCGACCTCTTCGATCACGGACTCGTCGCCGGCCATGAAACGGCGGGCCTGCGCGCCGGTCAGGGTGTTGATGTTGGGCAGCGTGTAGGTACGGCCGTCCATGCCGGTGAACTCAAACGGCTCGCGGGCCAGTTCGCCGGCGACCTTGCGGGCGTCGAACGCCATGCGCGGATCTCCTTAACTGTGCGCGCGGACGCAGGGTCGTCCCGGGGGCGCTCCGCGCGAGACGCTCCCGGGACGAGATCAGGCGAGGATTCCCCAGGCCGCGGAGTTGGAGTACTTGACCATCAGGTTGCCGTTGGCGTCCGGGTAGGCGGTGATCGTCACCGGGTACATCACGGCGTCGCCGTTCTGGTACGGGACCTCGCCGCGCTCGGTGAGCTCGGCGTTGCCCAGGACGATGCGGATCAGGTCGGTGCCGTCGACGACGTTGAGGACGAAGATCCGCTTGTCCGAGGTGGGCGGCTTGACCTCGATCTTCCACTCGGTGGTGTTCGCCACCACCTGGCTGCCCGGATAGAAGAGTTCCAGGTTCGACCCGCGGGTCTGGATGAGGGTGCAGGCGATGGTCAGGGTGGACTCGGTGCGCACGGCGCGCACGGTGGTCGCGCCCTGCCAGGCGACGATGTTGTCGACCGAGTCGTCCCAGTTCTCGGTGACGCCGTCCTCGGACACGTAGCCGTGCCCGATGTAGGCCGCGGCCAGCGCGGTGGCGGCGTCGGTGGGCAGAGTGGTGCCGGGCGGCGCGGAGAACAGCTCCCCGGTGATGCCGACCCGGACTTCGCTGGCGACAAGGGCCATGGTGATCTCCTTCGCGAAGGGATGGGGGTACCCGGGCGCGCGGACATCACCGGGTGACGATGGTCAAGGAGCGGGCTGGATCGCGTCGTTGGCGCGCAGGTCCAGCGCGTAGGTGGCCCACACACGCGGGCTGCCGGTGACAGGGTCGTCGTCCAGACGCGGCCCGAGGAACTCCTGCACCCGGTAACACACCGGTCCGAGCAGGGCCGTCCCGGACAGCGCCCACACGGCCGTGCGCACGGCCCGGGCCAGGTCCATGGCGGCCTGGTCGGTGGGCGCCCAGCACCACACGTCCAGGCGCGCGGTGTCCCGCACCGGGACGAGAGCCGCCCCGCCCACCCGGCGCACCTGGACGAACGTCTCGGGGCGCGGGTCGGGGACGCGGGCGACCACGCCGACGGGGGCAACGATCGGGGTGAGGTAGGTGATGAGCAGCTGGTTGGCGTCGGGCCACGACACGGTCAGATCCCCTCGACGTCGATGGGGCCCGTGATGGTGTGCAGGGGCACCCATGTCAGCCGCCCGGGCGACGGCTTGAGGATCAGGCAGCCCTCCTCGACACGGGGTGCGTCGAGGACCTCCCGCCACGCGGTGGTGCCGGAGAACTGCTGCCAGCGCACCCGGAACGCCGGCGTCGGCTCGGGGCCTTTCTGCAGGGGCACGACCGCCTCCTTACAGGGTTAGTCGGCGGCCGCGCTCATCGCGGCGCGGAAGTAGCCGTGCTCCTGCTCCACCTGCAGGGAGTGCGGGTGGACGGCGATCGCGGTGGCGCCGGCGCGGGAGCGGCCGGTGTAGGAGTCGGCGACCAGGCGCACCGGCTCGGCGGTGCCGGAGTCGGCCAGGGCCTGTTCGAACTGGGGGCCCGCCTGGTCCAGGACCGCGCGGGCCCGCCGCTCCAGGTCCGCGCGCACTCCCTCCGACTTCAGCAGTGCGGCCGCGCCGCGCGAGTTGATCCGGAACCGCTCGACGAAGCGAGCCATGTGCATCACCCATCCACGATCTTCAGGGCCAGTTCGGTGTGGTGAGGGCTGCTCGTCGCGGCCGCGGCCATGGCGAGCGGGTTGTAGGCGGGATCGGCGCGGCCGTCCAGCTCGAAGACGACCGGGCCTTCGGGGTGGCCGGCCCACTCGATCCGGGAACGGCGCGGTACGGGGCTGTGGTTGGTGACCATCAGCCACTTCTGCTGCAGCGGATCAGCGCCCTGTGCGGCTACTTGGGCGCGCTGGTCCTGCTGCATCCACGCCTTCACGGTCGTGCGGGTGGCGGCCGGCCCGTAGTCGTAGACGGTGTTGTTGTAGCCGTCCGTCGACACCGCGGGCGCGACGATCACGACGTCGTGGGGCAGCAGCCTGTCGGACACCTGGGCGCTCGTCATGCCACCGTCCCCCGCTGCCAGGTCTGTTCCTCGGCCTGGACCAGATCGGCCACCGGCTCCGGCGCGATCTCCGGCACGCCCCCGTCCTGCTCGGGGAGGGGCTCTTCGGCGGGGGTGGTCACGGGCACCTCTGCTCGAAGTCGTCGGCGAGCTCGCGCAGCAGCCGGGGCATGGCGGCCTGTGCCTCGCGCACGCTGTGGGCCTGCAGCGTGCCGACCTCGATGTCCTCCTCGTCGCTGCCGACGCGCAGGAACACGGGCAGCGACACGGGCGTGCTCATCCCGCCTCCACCTGGATCGTGCCGAACCTGCGCGGCCCGTAGCGGCGCAGGCTCTTCTCGTCGTCATCGGTCATCACGACCGTCGCCCCGGTCGCCCCGCTGCCCTGCTGCAGCTGGTAGTTGTACGAGCCGATCCGCTCGGCGACCATGCCCGGCGTCATCGACGGCGACAGCAGCGTGCGCAGCACCATCGCGCACACCGTGCTCATCACGATGTGCGGCACCGGGTTGTAGCCGTGGTCGTAGATCACCTGATACGTGTCTGGCAGCGGCCCGCTCCAGCTGAGCGGCCACGATCCCGCCGGGCTCACACAGGACAGGTCGATCTTGTCGCGGCCGTCCCACACCCAGCCCGACAGTGCGCCGACCGTGCTGCCGTCCGGGCCGACGGCAGACACGGAGGTGACCGCGGTCACGGGCCGCTGCGGCAGCCGCAGCAGCGAGCCGACCGGGCGCAGGATGATGGTGTCCCCGGCGACCGCGGACAGCGTCTGTCCGCTGAACTCCCGCACGAGCGCGGAAGCGTCCGCCAGCAGGGCCGGTACGCGGGCGGCCTCCTCGTCGGTGAGCGGGCGGCCCAGGCGGGCCTCGACGTCGGCGGTGGTTGCCAGGTCCGCCATGGCTCACCCCCCGTACTGTTCGATCAGCTCCTGCTTGGTCATGGAGCTGTGGTCCGCCGGGTCCTGGGTGTCGGCGAAGGCCACCCAGTCGGCCTTGGGCGCGCTCTGCGGCGGCCGTTCGGCCTGCGGCGTGGGCTCGGGCGCCGGTGCGGGCGGCACCGGTTCCGACGGTGCGGCGGGCTCCGTGGGCGGGGTGTCTTCCGGGGCGGGTTGCGTCGGGTCCTCGCCCCCGCCGGCCGTGGGCTCGTCGTCGTCCTGGTCCTCGTCGGGGGCGACGAGGGTGATGCCGTATTCCTCCGGCATGGCCAGGAGGACCTCGGCTTGCTCGTCGGTCACCTCGGCGAGCCCGTCGGCGAACTGCACCTTGCCGTGGGCGGTGGCGACGAGGATGTGCGGGTAGCGCTCACAGCGCAGCGTGGTCACGTTGTCTCCTTGGATCAGGTCGTGAGAAGGCCGGTGATCTTGCCGTGGCTCATCTCGTTGCCGTACTTCAGGCCGATCTCGCCGTAGATCTGCGCCTTCTTCGCGGAGCCGGTCGTGGCCAGCGGCTCGACGAACAGGAATCCCTTGCCGGGCACGAGGAGGAAGCGGGGCGCGCACTGCTCCAGCGAGACGACCGCGACCTGGTCGGCGGGCATGTAGCGGTTGAGCATGACGTTCAGCTCACCGAAGTCGGTGATGATCGTCGTCACGGAGACGCCACCGATGTTCCGGGTCTGCTCCTGGTAGTTGGCGTCGGTGACGAAGATCTGCGTCAGCATCCGCTTCTGGAAGCCGTTGCACATGATGGCCGCGGTGCCCGACTGCTGGATGCCGCCGTTCTCCCAGACCATCTGCAGCAGGTCCAGGATCATGTCCTTGGTCAGCGCGGCAGCGGGGGCGTTGGCGATCACGTTCGTGGTGATCGCGGCGAGAATGCCGCGCGTCTTGCGCGGGGTGAGGTTGTCGGCCGGGTTCTGGAACGTGCCGGTGATGAACGTCTTCTCGACGTCCCGGGCGATCTGGATGAGCGCCTGACGCACCTGCCACTCGTACTCGTCCATCACCGGGTTGACGCCGGCGATGCCGACGCTGCCGGGGTTGGCGGAGCCGGTGGAGTTGAACTGCCCCGTGGCCGCGAGCTTGGTGTAGGAGATCTCGATGGCCTCCTGGTGGATCTCCGCCACGTTGGAGACGTTGAACCGCACCCGGGCCTCGGCGGCGGGGGCGTTCGCGCCCTCCAGGCGCTGCCGGTTGTCGGCGGCCGCCCGCAGGTCGTAGCCCTGCCACTGGAACAGGGTGGAGGTGACGGCCTCTCCGCCGGACAGGCCGCCGATCGAGGACAGGAACGGGGTGTCCTGCGGTGAGGTGGAGAACAGTTCGCCGACGTAGTTGGGCAGGTTGAACGTCGTTCCCTGCCCGGTGATTCCAGCCACGAGGGGCTCCTTCCTGGCAGGGGGTGCCCTGCCTACTGGTTCGGTTCGTGCAGCTGCATCAGCTGCTGGGCCTTGAGCCGCTGCGCCGTGCCCCACTCGCCGGCCTTCTCAGCGGCGGCGATCTGCTCGGCGAGCGTCGGCTCGGGCGGGTTGGGCAGTGCGCCGGGGCGCAGGGCCTCGACGGGCGTGCGATGTCCCGTTGTTGCGGCACCGGCCTGCGGCTGGCCTGCGGGGGCGCGCAGTGCGACGAGCCGTTCGGCCTGCCGCGTCAGCTGCTCCTCGGTGGTGCCGGTCAGGAAGACCTCGGCGTCCTCGTCGCTGATGCCGTTCTTCGCGGCGATCCGCCAGCGCATCGCCTCGGCCTGCGCCGTCGCTGCGGTCTGCTCGGCCGTGGTCGCCCGGTCGGCGAGCTTCTGCGCCTCGGTCTTCTGTGACTCGACGTAGGCGTCGTGCGCCTGCGCCTTCTCGAAGTTCGCCTTGGCCCGGTCCTCCCACTTCTTCGCCTCGGCCTTCCAGTCCGGCTCAGCCGCCGGGACGGCTGGTGCGGGAGCGGGGGTGGGAGGCTGCGGGGCGGGGGCCAGCGCCGCAGGAACGGGTGCCGGAGGGGCCGGGGCCGGAGGCTGCGTGGGGTCGGTCGGGGTGGTCATGGTGAATCTCCCGTGCGGGATAGCCCGTTGGCCGTGCGGCCGCGAGGCGGGGTGGGTGGGAACCAGGGGGTGCGTAGGCCGTGCGGCTGTCTCCCCGGTCCGGGCCGTACGGCCCGGAAGCTTTACTCGGCCGCGCCTGCGGCCTGGTTGGTGACGAACTGGCGCCACGCCTCGATCGCGGCCGTCCCGGAGTGGCCGGCCGTCGCGGTGTACCACTGCTCCTGCAGGCGCCGGACCTCCGGCGGTTCGGGCTCGCGCCGGTACAGCAGCTCGGGCTTGCAGCTGCAGCGGTCGTGGGACTGGAAGCGCGCGGATTCCTTGGAGTACACGGCGCCGCGGCCGATCAGCATGAGGCAGAACGGGCACGGGCTGCCGCGGCCGGCGACGCGTCGCCAGCCCTCGATCTCGTCGCGCTCGGCGAAGGTGCGCATGGTGGTCTGACGGTCGCCTTCGAGGACCAGGCGCGTGGCGGCGCCCTGCAGCTGGCTCGCCATCACCCTCGTAGCGGCTGTCTCGTTACCTGAGATCGCCATCTGCGTCTTGAAGGCGACCGGGCCCGAGACGCGCAGTGAGGTGGCGATCTGCTCGGGGTCCGGCTCGACCACGACCGGCGCCAGGGTGACACCCTCGAGCCGGGCGTGCAGGGCGAGGTAATCGCGTGCCAGCTTCGCCAGAGCGGACTGCCCGGTGAGGATCTCCTGCTGCACCTGGGGAGAGATCTTCTCCCACCAGCCGTCGATGTCGGTCGCATCGGCGCGCATCGCGGTGATGCGCAGCTTGCGGGCGAGCAGCTGGGCCACGTTGAGGACCTGCTGCTGATAGCGGCGGGTCAGGGCCTGCGCCTGTTCGCTGGGCAATGGCTACCCCTCTCCGGGGACCGTGACGGTCTGCGGCACCTGCGGGACGCCAGCGACGGGCGCCGGCTCCTGCAGGCCGGGCAGCGCCGGAGTGCCGGTGCCGGCGCCCGGTGCGGCGAGCAGCTGGCTGATGTTGCCGAGCGCGTCGCGGTCCTCGGCGAGCAGCTCCCACCGCTTGATGTCGGTCTCGGTGACGCCGGGGATCCGCTCCCACAGCGCCCGGGGCGGCACGTCCAGCAGCTGGGCGAGCTTGCCGAGCGCGTCGGCGACCTGGGCGAGGGAGCGCGGGGTGGTGTCGCGCCAGACGACCTGCGCGGAGGTGTCCTCCCAGGTGTCCGTGTCCTTCACCGCCAGGCCGCACAGCCGCAGCATCTGCTCGACGGCCTCACCGAATGCCGTCTTGTGCTCGCCGATGTCGAGCTGGTGGCCGGCCTCCAGCGCGGCCAGGGCTTCTGCGGAGACGTTGGAGACGCTGTTGCCGACGACAAGCGTGTGCGGCGGGACCTGCCGGGCGGACGCCACATACAGCAGCGTCTTGTCCCGGGAGTTCAGATATCCGTCGAGGCTGGTCTCGGAGAACTCCCCGAACTTCGTGTCCACGCTGTCCGACTGCCACACCCGGTTCACGGCCGCGTTCCACGGCTCGACGGGGTTGCCGTCGGCGTCCTCAGCGATCGCCATGCCGGTGACCCACCGCTGCTTGAAGGCGGCGTACTGCTGGGCCATAAGCAGCCCGAACGTGGTCTGGTTCAGCTGCCGTTGGGCCGAAAGCATCGGGTAGACGATGCCCTGCGGGCCGTCGTCGAGGTCGTCGAAGGACTCCAGGAACCGCACGACCGGGCACACGCCCAGCCCGTGTTCCTTGACCTTCACTTTCTGCGGGTCGATGACCACGCCCTCGAACGGCAGCGGGTCGACGCGGTCCCCGTCCTGCTGCGGCAGCACCAGCGTCGAGGGCACGTCCGTCTCGTAGACGAACTGATCGTCGTAGACGCTGATCGTGCACACCATCTGCGTCGGCGAGTCCGCGGTGATGACCGGCCGGGGCAGCCCAACACTCATCGCGTACTCGGGCCACTCGTCGTTGACCGGATCCGCGTACAGCGCGGTCATCCGCCGCGGCGACCACGGCGTGATCACGGGCACGTCCTGGTCCCGCAGCCTGCCCGGCAGCACCGTGGCGTACGAGACGCCGTACTGCAGGGCCGCACGGTAGAGGCCGGCCTGGCGGGCGTCCATGCGGTTGGGCTGCCAGACCCTGTCCCACACCGGCGAGTTGTCCGCCGTGTTGGCCGGGCGGTAGCCGTCGACGAACAGGCCCTGCGCCACCGAGCTGACGAGCAGCGGCAGGATGTTGAAGCGGGCCTGGTCGACGAGCTTCTTGTACTCCGCGGTCGCGGACTTCGGCACGTAGATGTCGCAGATGCGGTTCTTCAGGTAGGCGTGGATGAGGGACAGCCGCCCCGACTCCGCGCGCCGTCCGGCCAGCAGCCACTGCACCACGTTCGCCAGCTGGGCACTGTCCATCGGACTCGGATCAGCCATGACTCAGGCCCCCTCCCGTTCGTGAAGCGCAGCCGCGACGCCGATCCAGGAGTCGGCGAGGCCCTCGAGGCGCTCCATCAGCGCCAGGTTCGTCTCGGTCTCGGCCACCTGCAGCAGCCGTATCGCGTTGCCGATCGCCTCGTCGGCGTCCACTTCGCTCACCCCCATCCGACGACGCGGACGGGCCGCTTCTTGCGGCCGGCCTTCCACTTGGCCCAGGCCGGGGAGGCCAGCAGCATCCGGCGCACCATGCGGGCGCCGATCGCGCACACCGCGAGGTCGATCTTGTGCGGGGACTCGCGGGACTCCTTGCTGATGCTGACCCCGTACTTGTTGGGCCGTCGGCGCGCGTTGAGCAGATGCCGCTTCAGCCGCTTGTCGCCGTCGTGCGTGACGTCCCGCTCTCGGAGGTCGATCTCCATGCGCATGCAGGCCTGCGTGAAGTCCCGCACGTGCCCGCGCATGTCCCACGCCACGGGGTGGGCGTGCTGCCCGAGCGTGGCGGAGATGACGAGCTGCTCGCCGAACTCCTGGGCCCAGGTGTCGATGTAGGACTCGAAGTCCTTGACGTCGCCGAAGAACGCCACAAGCGTGCGCTCGGCGAACGTCTTGCGCACCACGCGGTCGACGTCGGCCTTGTCGACGCGCCAGCCGTCACCGTCCTTGCCGCGGGGACGCTCCCAGCAGCCGATGACGAACACGTGGCCCGTCTCGACGTCGCAGCCCACCAGCGCGGTGGAGTCGTCGCTGGTGCTGCCGTCGAAGAACATCACGATCGGCGCCTGGTCCTCGACGACGACCGTGGTGTCCTGGCATGCCTCGACGTCGGGATGCGTGGTCCAGGCGTCGCGGGCGGCGGTGGGCTGGTTGAAGAAGTACCGGCGGGACTCCTCCGGGTCCTTCTCGATGTTCCAGAACTCGGCCTCGACGATGCCCCGCAGATCGAGGGCGTCGGCGAACGGTCCGTAGACCTCGGCGAGTGCGGCCACCATGGCGTCGAGGTCGGTGATGTCGACCTCGGCCGGCGCCTCGCGGTGGTCCCACAGCAGCCGCCGCTCACGGACCTTGCCCTCGGCGATCAGCTTGGCGCGCTCGTGGACGCGTTCCATGACGCTGTCCTCGCCCGGCTGGTACATCGTCGACGTCAGCAGCGCCCACGGGGCCGCTTCCTTGCGCTTGCGCAGGTTGCGGTCGACGGTGCGGTACATCTGCCGCAGCTCCGGCAGGACGTACAGGTGCGGCTCGTCGAAGACGGCCAGCGTCTCCTTGCCACCATCACGCGAGGCGGCGGCCGCGGTCGACGGCCGCACCTCGCCACCCTGCGGCAGGAACACCCGGGTGATGCCGGCCGTACCGGAGGGCAGCCCCTCGGCGAGCGGGCCGTGCTCCAGGTTGAAGTTGATGTTGTCGTAGGTGTTGCCGGTCTGCGACTCCTCCGTGGCCAGGCACCGGATGAACGGGTACGTGACCGGGCGGCCCATGGGCTCGCCCGGCTCGTACTCGTAGACGAAGTCACGCCACCGGTACCGCTCACCGCCCGTCGCCCAGCCCGCGAACCGGACCGGGGCGAACGCCTCGGCCAGGGCGATGAACCCCGCGAGCTCGCTCTTGGCGCGGCCCTTCGCGCGTGAGATCGCCACCGTGTCGTACAGGCGCCGCCCCGTGACGTCGTGGGCGTAGCAGTCGAGGATCAGGCCGGCGAACTCGTCGTCCAGCGGCAGGCAGTCGCCGTGACGCGGGTGCAGCGCGACCCCTTGGACGTCGCCGGGACCGTGGACGCAGAACCACTCGATCCAGGCGAGCACCACCCCGAGGGAGCGCTGCCGGGTGTGCTCCGGCGCGCGGACCAGTTCACGAGGCATCGGTCAGCCTGCGCCGGCGCGAGGTCAGATCGGCCACGCCCTCGGGCGGCGCCGTCGTGGTGGCGGCCTGGGCGGAGCCGTCGTCGACAACCGTCCACCGCAGGGCGGCCATGCCCTTCGGGGTGAGACCGAGCCGGTCGTCGAGCTCGCGCATCTCGCGGCAGATCGCCAGACGGCCCGAGGCGAGCGAGGCGAGGCGCTGCAGCAGCGCCTTGAGCTCGGCGCCGCCTTCGGCCTGGGCGTCGAGGACCTCCCACAGCTCCAGGGAGTTGACGGTGCCGATCGCGGCCAGGTCGTCCTCGAGGGACGCACGCCGGGCGATCATCGCCTCATGGCCCGGGGCCCAGGCGCAGGCCTGCGGCGTCGACCACGCCCACTTCCACCACGCACGCCCGACCTTGCCGAGCCTGGCCCAGGACGGCGGCCGCGGCGCGGGGTCGGTGCGGCCGCCGACGGGCAGCTTCGTGGTGGGGACGGTGGGCGCGTTGCGGCGCCGGCGGTTCTCCGCGGGCAGCGGTCCAGGCATCGCCGTCACCTCCTCACCGGGATGGCGGCGCGGTGCCGTCCGTCAGAGCAGCGAGTCGAGGACGTCGCTCAGGTCGGCCAGCTGCAATGGCGCCTGGCGGTAGCGGTGGCCGAGGGCGATGTACCGGCCCGAGCTGTAGGCCTCGATCGCGGTGCCGTCCGGCCGGCGGATACGGCGGCCGCGCTGCAGGCGGCCGCTACCCCAGATGTGCAGGCCGGTACCGGACGGCGAGACCTCGACGAACGTGGCCGGGCAGGCGGCCAGGATGCGCGCGGCCCAGGGGGCGAGCTGCTCGCCGTCGAGGCAGTGGTCGAGGTCCAGGACCACGACGTCGTCGCCGTCGGCCAGGACGTAGCCGAGGCCGGTGCCGTACGGCGAGCGCGCGGCCGCGGCGTGGGTGGTCCAGGTCGCGGGGTCGGTCGACGAGGCCGGCCGTCCGGTGTCGGCGCGCAGCGGGACCTTGTCCGCGCTGCGGCGTACCCACCTTTCGCGGTCCTGCAGCTCGGCCGGAACGGCGTTCCGGGCGCGGTGGCCGGCCACCCGGCAGCGCGTCGAGCAGAACCGGGCGCGGTGCGAGTGACGCGCCCGCAGGTGCTCGCCGCACTGCTCACAGGTCCGGGTGTTCATGCCGCCATCCTACCCCAGGGTGTAACGGTAGAACAGGCACTGACCTGCACAGATCGTAATGGCCCACGAGGGGTGAGGGGCTGCGTGACACTGTGCCGCGCGGGGGGTCGGATCACCCCGGCGCCTCGGCGGCCGGCCGCGTGCGCCCCCGTCCCGGGCCGGGTCGGGCCCGTTCCCGGAACCCGTACACGTTGCGGCCTGCT